CCGTTTAACTCCATAAGCTATGAATTTGGAGACAAAGATAACAATTTATAAATTTACCCCTCAGGTTTTTACATTGACCCCGTTTGTCCCATATCTCCTTTTTAAGGTTTACTTTCCGGTTTCCCGGTGTGCGTGTCTGCATGACATACCAGGTCTTCAGCACCAGCTTTTCCCCTTCTATCCGGTAGTTTACGGCCAGTACCTCATCCCTGTAGTATTTCAACAGGCAATAGGTATCAAGCAGGTCATGCTTTATCTCATCATTGAGCCACACCTCGTCCGGGGCGTGCAGGGTTTCCAGCATGGCATCCCAGTATCTTATGCGGTTGTCCCGTCCCTTGCCTGCAGTATGGCTGTCGAACTGTTTTTTCTCGACAATGACTTTCCGGCCATCATAATCCGTCAGTACGATTCTTCCGTCTTCGGCGTATGTTTCCCATACTTCCTGTTCACTCCGCCCACTGACAGGGATATTCCCTGAAGCGTCCCTCTTCATGGCCTGTACCCCGGGCAGGTTCCAGCGTTCGGCGGTCATGTCCTTCAGATAGGACGATGCCTGCTGCGGGAACTTGCGGATGTACATCTGGTCGGCTGTGAATACCTGTGCCGAGTCACAACGGTTCACTCCCCAGCCTTGCGCCTCGGCCTTTTTCCATTCGGCCGTTTCCAGGAAGCCGTCCACACGCCGGCGCATCTCTTCAAGATCGACCTTTACCTGGTGCTTCATCCGTCCGGTCACGAGGCACCTGCAGGCCCAACCGTTCGGCGGGTATATTTTGTTCCACCGCGGGTCATTTTCGGGCAGGATGACCCCATGAAGTTTCATGTGTTCCTCACGTACCCTGCCGTCATTCACTGTCAGGTACTCCCAGAAAGGATATACCTTTTTCCTGGTCCGCAATTTCCGGTAGGTAGACATACCTTCGGCTGTGAGCACCGCCGTTTCGTATTCCGTCCTCTGCCAGGTCTTGTTAAACACTTCGGTGGTCTCCTTTGCCCTGCGGTGAAACTCATCAAAGCTCCCGCTTTCCCGGAAGAGCCTGTTCAGTTCCTGTATTTCCGCCAGCGTCTTGGCAGCGGAGAAATGGAACAGGTTCTGCTCCGCCGCCATACGGAACAGGTCATCCGACAACTTGTAGGCCACGTCCACATCGGCATTGCTCGGTCCTTCTTCAAATGCCGTTCGAACAGCCTTTAAAAAGTCTTCGGCAAAGAACCGGAAAAGCTCCGGGCTGAAACCTGCCAGTTCACCGTTCCATACGGCAGCGATGAGCCTTTCATCCAGGGGGGAGGTATCACTCATGCGGATTATGCCAGCCCCGCCCGGATGCGGGGCCGCCACGAAAAAAGACTTTATCCTTTCCCAAAGCGTACGTTCATCGGCATTCTCCACCGTTTCTATGGGTGTACCATTCCTGACCTGTGGTTTTACCGCTTTGGCTGGTCGGTCATCATTTCCCGTATCGGCCGGTGCCCCCATGAACACTTCCTCCCCGTCCTTCGGTTCGGGGATGCCGTATTTCTCATAGCCGTAACTGCGGGGAATAGGAATCATCGTAGAGAGCGTTTTCAGGTCACTTACGGTAAGCTCGTCCTTCTTGTCCACAAATGAGAACTTTCCGCCATGTACCGGATATCCCCTGCTTTCAAGCAGCGGTACAAGGTATTTGTTCAGCATGCGTATGACAAAACGCCGGTCGCTGCGGTGTTTCTTCTCCTGCACTTCCAGATGTACCTTGCTCTGCGAGAGCGACGCACCGTCTTTGGTGGTCATGGTCTGTCCCAGTACGGTTATGAGTATCTCCTCGTTGCAGGCATTGCGGAAATCGTTATAGAGCGCCCCGTTGCTGCTTCCGCTGAGTGTCGTCTGTTCCACGTCACTCTCTTTCGGGATGACAATGTACGGTGCCGATCCCGCTTCCTCGAACGCCTGTATGAGAAGCCTCCTGCTTTGTTCGTCCATGCTGTTGTACTTTCCTATGCGCTGCGGCATCCCGAAGAGTTCCACGAACTGTGCCCAGTCCCCGAATCCCCCGCGCTTGTATATCACATAGGGAGCCACTTTCAGCAAGAGCCCAAGGTCATTATCCTCTCCCCACTGTATGATCATACCGTCATCGCTGTAACTGATCCCGTCCGTATCGTACTGGCGCCGCAGTATCAGCTTCTCTTTGGGACGTATGTGCTTGCGCGGTATGCTGTTGAAGTCGAACCCGTTCACGAAAGAATATTCGTCTACGGATATTCCCCAGAAAAGGCTCCACATGATCTCTTTCAGCTGGTTCTCGAACTCCACAGTATCTATGAGTTCCGTTATCCGTGGTACTTCCTTCCTGTTTACCGTAAAGTTAATATCGCAGTCGGTTATCGCCTCTATACGTTTGCCGATGGCATCCGTCACAGTCCCGTCCATGAGTATGTCCTCATACAGGTCGTACAGTTTGCTGCGCAGCCCCATGTCAGCCGCCCTGAGCGCACTTTTCCATGTGCCTATGTCGTTTATTCCCCTGTGCACGGGCTGCACCAGTATCTGATTGTATACCGGTGTTACGGCCTTCCTGGACACAGGTTTTTCCTGCCGTTCTTTCCTTTTCCTGTTTGTCATAAAGTTTCCGTTTAAAAGTGGTTGTCACGTTTCCTGTTGCTTCCGAATGCTATTTCCCCGCAGCACCTGCACTCTTGCCGTCCCGGCTGCTCCGGTGCTGCCGGCAGGTTCGGGTTCTGCCTGTTCTGATTGTTCCTGAGCCATTCAATGGCACGATTGTAGCGCTTTTCGCGCATTTCAATATCCACTCCGGCGTTACAGATATTACAGAAGTGCCAGGCGGCTATATCCTTTACAAAGAGCAGCAATATGGGATTGCGTTCCTTTCCCCTGGCGGCGAATATCTTTCCTGTATCGTACTTGGTAAGATATCCCTGTACCTCCTCTATGGCGGCGTCTATGGCCGACATCATCGTCGCGTCATCGCCATGGCTGATGGTATCCATATCCTCCTCATAGATGTGGGTTGTCATTTCCTCTACTTCCAAATAAGCCATATATTTTTATTTTTAATGGTTTGTCACATTCTTTTTTTGTTATGGGGGCGTCTTCCTATCCAGTAACTTCCGGCTTCCATGTGGGCGTTCAGCTGCTGGCACATGTAATATCCCCCTTCGATGGCATCCGGTCCGTCTGCCGGTGCCGGCAGTCCGTCGTCGAACAGCCTGAACTGTTCCTCCAGCCGCTGCATGTCCGGGTTGTCCTTCTCCCGTATGTTGAAAACGAGCCTTCCCGCCCTGTTCAACGGTTCCAGGTTCCCTTCTATACGCACGAATTTGTCGGGTTTGTCACGCCCGTCGGGTGAGATACTGATGTAATGTCCTTTTTCCTTCCCTTTTGCAAGGAAAAGAGGAACGAATACCTGCTGGTAGAACGGATCCTGCAGTTTGTTATTCTCTATGTAGTTCCTCTGCTGCGTCCTTTCCCTTACGTAGTCCCGCTGATAGTAATACCAGTTCACGAACTCGTCGTTGGTGACATGCCGCAGATATCCGGTATATACATACAGCGTTCCCTCGTATAGCCCCATGAGAAAATTCGCCTTGAAGGAGTTCTTCTTCGCCTTCTTGCCGGTGGTGTTGCTCGGTGCCGGGTCCCCGTAACTGACAATATATTTGAGCTTGCCTATGGGCGGGCATTCTCCCCAGCGTATCTCCTTGAAATAGGAACCCTCCACCACCGGATTATTGAAACACTCCTTCTGCCCGCTGGCGAGGCTCACCTGTGCCAGCACCTCGTCTATCGTCTCCTCAGTGTTCTTTTCCGGCCATACGGACGTTCCGAACTGGTAATCCGCCTGCGGATCGGGATTATTGATATCCACCATGCGTATATTGATGATATCCCAGTTTCCGATAGGCTTCTCCCTTGCTGCCAGTTCCCTTGCCTTGTTACCTGCACGTGAGACGCAGCAGTCCTTTGCGATGACGTTCCCCGTCCAGACGGTAAGCAGCGCTTCGCTGATGGAGCGGGTGAAGAACAGCGCCTGCTCGAACCAGTTCCATTTGTTGTTCACTATCTCCGGATTGCGGCATTCCTCGTCGGTATCGTAGTCATCCATGAGCAATACGTCCGGGCGTACCTCGTCCATTTTGACTCCGCGCGGTGACTGTCCCCAGCCCATCGCCATGAACGACACGCGGGTGCTGAGGGTGAAATAGTCCTCCGTCCATTTGTCACCGATGAGGTTGCCGTAGAAATATTTCAGCCGCTCGTTCGCCTCGAACTGCGCCCGGTACTGGTTCAGCAGCTTCCTTGCGCCGTCATTGGTCGCCGAGGTCATGATGACGCACCGCTTGTTTTTCTTCACGATGACCAGGTACAGCACGATGAACATCACGATGGTGGACTTTGCCAGCTCACGCGCCCAGCTCAGCACTTCGTACCAGTTCCCGTCGGAATGCCCGATGATGCGCCTGATGGCTTTCTTCTGGAATCCTGCAAACTCGTATTTGGCATATCTGTAAAACATGAACTTCGCCCATGCTACAGGGTCCGCTTCCAGTTCGCGCAATTTCCTTGCCTTTTCTTCTCCGGTCATGGTGAAGTCTACGGCGGTTTGTGTACGTATCTGCCTCAGGGTTTCTTCCCAGTCGTCGGAGAGTGTCTTGTTGTTTCCTGTCAGTCTCTTTTTTGCCATGGCGTTACCTTAATTTCTCCTTTACAAATTCGTCAAAATAATAACTAAGTTCGATTGCCTTCTGCGGGTCACGCTTGCGCAGCCAGAAAAGGATCTGTTTGCTCACGCTGATGATATCGGCTATGCCGTAGTCCCCTTCCATTTTGGCGATGGCGGCGGAGAGTTTGTTGATGGTGTCGGCTTCGGCGGAAGTGGCATACTTGTCACCGCGCTCGGCTATGGCCTTGTTCATTTCCGCTATCTGCATGTAGAGATTGCGTATCTGTTCCTCCCGCGTGGTGGTGACGGCCGCCCGCAGCATTTCCCAGTTACCCTCCTTGCTCCACTTGCTCATGGTGACAGGACTGACACCCACCTTTTCGGCTATCTGCCTGCTTTGCAGTTCTCCCTGCATGTAGAGCATCTTCGCCCAGTCCTTTTTCTGTTGGTTCGTTAGTGTCTTGGACATATTTATTCTCTTGATTATTACAGTACAAAGTTAGGCAGCGCATACCGATTAAAATAATCCGCCTGCAACAGTTTCCGTCTACAGGTAAACAGTTTCCACTCGGTAGGAAACTGTTACAGGGCGATTTGCACACCTTCTTTTTATCCCTGAATTTTGCAGCAAACAAAATGAGAAAAGCAATGGGCAAAGTATATACATTCTGCGTACATGACGAATCCGTAAACACTTATGGTTTCCGCATGCTGACTTCGGGGGCCAACCTGGAAGAATTCAAAAAGAATCCCGTGGTACTCTATAACCATAATGACTGGGAAACCCCGATAGGGCGCGGCGAGAACGTGCGTGTGGAGGACGGCAGGATTCTCGTGGACGTTGTATTCGACGAGGAAGACGAAAAAGGTCGTACGATAGCCGGTAAGGTGGAGCGCGGTTTCCTGCGCATGGCCAGTGTCGGCTCCTGGCCGCCTGAAGAGGTCAGCGATGATCCCGCATTGAAGCTTCCGGGACAGACGGGGCCCACTGCCACAAGGTGGACCATGCGGGAGATGTCTGTCTGCCCCATAGGTTCCAACCACAATGCCCTTGCCATGTATGACCGCGCGACAAACAAACGTATAGACTTGTCTGACAGGCAGGCGCTTGTCAGGCTGATGGATAAGGAATTCAGTATTAACCATAAAAGAGAGAACAATATGAGTTATTTGACACAGATGTTGAAACTGTCGGATTCCGCATCCGACCAGGCTGTCCGGGAAGCCGTACAGGACTTGATTACCCTGCGTGACAACCTGCAGGCCGAGAACGCCACGCTCAAGAGCGAAAAACAGACATTGCAGGAACGTGTGACGGCCTTTGAGACGAAGGAGAAGGAAGCCAATAAACAGAAAGCCATCGCACTGGTGGACGCGGCAGTGAAAGACGGGCGCATTGACGCCAAAGAACGTGACAGCTGGCTGGAGGACTTTGCCGTTGATTTTGCAAAGGCCGAAGTACGCCTCAGTTCCATTTCCGTACGTCAGTCCGTCAGTTCTCAGGTACAGGCCGGTGGAAAGGCCGGAGGAAACGTGCAGCTGGCAGACATGACTTTCAAGGAGATCCTGGAGAAGGATATGCTCAAGGAACTTAAAAAGGACAGGGACCTCTACCGGGAGAAGTTCCGTGAAGCCTACGGTAAATACCCGGAATAATCATTTTATAAACATAAAGATAAAAAGACAATGAAGACAAAATTCATCTTTTCACTGCTCACAGCATTGCTGTTCAATTTCGCCACCTCAGGCCTGTTTGCCCAGAGTATCGGCATCGACCACAACCTGATGTTCGGCATCCAGATGGGGCTTTCGCTGGTTCCGTTGCAACTTACCGGCTGCCTGGCGGATGGCCTTAACAAGGAAATCTGGATTCCCGAGATTATCGAGAAGTTCTATCCGGAAACCTCGTTCGTTTCCGACTCGCGTGATTTCAGCATGTGGACCGATAACGAGTACCTGAACCTGCAGGAAGCGGGTATCGACCCCAGAGTATTCATCGACAATGAGGTATATCCGATACCGGTAGTCGCCCGTGGTGACAAACCCTACAAGATTCCGATGAAACGTTTCGATACGGAAAACACCGTACATATCAACGCCATCGAAATCGAAGAATCCGCCGAAAAACGTAGAAGCGTGGCCGCCGGACACCAGAAGTCACTGCAGATGCAGTTTTCCGAGCTGGCCATCTACAACTGGGCGCCCAAGAAGGATAGTGAAACTACCCCGGTTATAAAAATCAACGACGGCAATGCTAGCAAACAGGGTACCGGTTATGTGGCCATGACCTATGAAAAGGTTCTGGCGCTCTCCACCCAGCTCGACATGATGCTGGTTCCAAAAGAAGGGCGTATCCTGGCACTGCATCCATACCATGCTACCGACTTGCAGCTTCAAGACCTGGAGATGTTCAAGACGTTCTTCTCTACCGGTTCCATGTTCGGCTTCAAAATTCACGTCACTTCCATGGTGCCTAAATACAACGGTACTACGGGTGAGAAGGTGGAATGGGGTGCTCCTGTCCGCGATACGGACGCTATCGCCTCCACAGTATGGTACCGTGATGCAGTTTGTCGTGCCAAGAGCATGGAGGACATGTACTACCGCCTGAATGATCCGGAATACCGTGGTGATGTCCTGGGCTTCAATATGCGCGGCATCGCATTGCCTATTACAGGCAAGTATCTGGGTGCCATGTTTACCACCAAGAAATCCTAACCCTAAAAATTAAAGAACAATGAGCTATATCAATATGAAATCGCGGAGAAGCTTTGACTTCTTCGCCCCCTATACAGAAGAAGGTGACCGCTGTGTACAGATACCGTTCCCGGTCGCTGTAACCCGTAAAACTGAAGGTAAGTCGCTGGTGCACGACTGCAATCCACAAATAGTAGATATTGCCGCCGAAACCGCAGCAACCACTTTTGAACTGGACACCCGGGTGCAGGCCGGTTCGTTGCTCATCGTCAGGAATGCCAGCACCAATGCCCAGACCATCGGCAAGGTTGCCTGTGCGGCAAGCAAAGTGACTACGTTGATGTATGACGGAAATGCTTACATCAGTATCGGAACCTCAGAAATCGGAGAATGATGGCAGCACGAGGTTTACGCAACAATAATCCGGGTAACATCCGCCTGTCACGTACTGTGTGGCAGGGGGAAATCCGCCCCTCGCGTGACAGGTCTTTCTGCCAGTTCCGTACGATGGCCTACGGTTATCGTGCCCTGATAAAGTTACTGCAGAACTACCGCCGTAACAACGGCTGCCGTACGATAGCGGACTTCATCAACCGCTGGGCGCCTCCTGTGGAAAACAACACTTCCGGCTATATCAGCCGGGTGTGCCGGGAGATGCAGGTTCCGAACACGTATGTGCCCGATGTGAACGACCGGGTAACCATGTGCGCTTTTGCCGCCGCCATCTCACAGGTGGAAAACGGAGTGCCGGCAGTAACGGCGGACGTGGAAGCGGGATGGGAACTGCTCTGATGATTGATAACCCTTAATGATTTCCAGCCATGAATTCAGACCTGATAATGCAGATTCTCCAATGGCTTGTGCCGAGCGGCATTGCCGGTTCCCTCTGGGCATGGCTGAGACATCGGGAGAACAACAAGGTGCTCGCCGCCAAGGAGCGGAACGACGCCTATAAGGAAATGTACGACAACCTGTCAGGAACATTAATAGACTTACAGAATGAGAACATTAAACTCTACAAGGCGGTGCGGGAACTTAACCGTACCATTCAGAGGGCTTCTACTTGCCGGCATTATGCTGACTGCCCTATCCGTGGCGAGCTGCAGAAGTCCGGAACCATTGGTGCGGAACGAGCACAGCCAAAAAGACAGCCTCTCGGGCAGAAGCGGGTTCGCTCTCCTGCAGCAGCCTGTTCCGCCCAGCATGGCGAAGACGAAATTCCCGACGGATATGCTGGAACTGATTCCGGTGGGCACAGGCTTTAGCCGCCGCAGCGGGCAGGCTACGGTGAATGTCACCCGCATATCGGAAGACAGCCTGGAAGTGACGGCTGCCTGCGACAGCCTGGCCCGGCAGATACTCATCCTTACCGAAGAGAACATACGCATCCGTAACGAGCTCTTCAGGGAGAAGGAGAAACCACCACCTGAAACGGTACATGAACCTACCGGCTTCCAGTGGTTCCAGATATGGATCGGGCGCACGGCCGTCGCCGCCCTTCTGCTGGGAATACTCAGACGGCGATTTATTAACCCTTAAACTTGGAATAAACATGGATAAATTAATATTCGGAATGTCGCAGGTCAAATTCTGCGGCCTTGAAATCGGCTGGTTCGACGAACAGGGAGTCACCCCTGCAGGTACCGCCGCTACCCAGGTGGACATCTACGCCGCCCAGGTAAAGGACGGCCCTGTGGCGACAATTACGAGCAATCCGGGAAAGAAGGCCTTTACGGGCAACCTGATTGACATGTCGGCTGAAAACCTTGTGAATACAATCGGAGGGAGCAAGGATGACCAGGGCAACTGGGAGCCGCCCGAGAAATGGGAGAAGACGGGTGTCATGGATATTGTCTGTGACAGCGGCCATACCATCCGCCTTTACAAGGCGAAAGTCACCGGCAATGACTTCGGCGGCGGCGTGAACTCCCAGGGCGTACTCTCCGTCCAGCTCAACATCGAGGTGATGAAGGATGAGGACGGCAAGCGGATGAAGATATTCGCCCCCGGCATCGATCCTGAAACCGGAAAACCGTCTGAAGAGCCCTGATCCGTATGGAGCGCCTTGAAATGGAAATCCTCTCGGAAAGGGTAATGCAGGACGGGGGCATCTCGCTTCCCCTGCGCCTTCCCGGCGGAAGGCATATCCGCTGGGTAATGCGTGTCCCCACTTATGCGAGCCTGCTGAATATCGGCCGGATGTACCTGAAACTGGGAGTCCGGTATGACGAGGTGAAGGAATATGACTTCGAGCAGAAAGTGGAGTTCATCACCCGCCACGGGGTGGGCGTGAGCCGCATGGTGGCCTGCGGTATCGTCCGGGGGCGTATCCTCTCCCCGTTGCTGAACCGCCCCGTAGCCTGGATGCTCCGGCACTGGATGCACCCGACCGCCCTTGAGGAAGCCTGGATAATAGTCGTGCGCATGTTCGGTACTGTCCCTTTCGGAAATATTATCAGATTGGCGGAGACAATCAACCCGATGTCGCCCCTGCTGAGCCACGGAAAAGGATAGAACGGGAGTTAAAGGGCTATATGGAGCCTTCACATAGCCCGTTCGGACTGATAGGACAGATAGCCCGCGATACGGGCTGGAGCATAAGGTATATCCTGCACGGGGTGAACTATCCGACGCTCATGCTGATGTGGCGGGACTGTCCCAGGCATATTCCCGCACGCAGAAAGACGCCCGCCGAACTTTCCCGGGAGATGTCCGCCCGCAGCGGCGGTACCCCGGAAAACATGTCGCCCCTGGAGTTCTTCAGGAGCATGGAGGAAGAGGAATGAAAACTGTTTGTCACATAATAAACCGCTATAAGAAATGCAGCCTATCAAGCTTGAAATATTTCTGGATGACAGGACGCTTGCCGGCATGAAGTCGGCCGAGGGCAACATAGCCGCCCTGGAGAGCTTCAACAGGCAGATGGTCGAACGTCTGCAGGGCGAGCTCAAGCAGTTGGAGAGACAGTACAGGCAGCTGCAGAAGCAGGGCCTTGCCGGTGACAGGGAACTCGCCGACATACAGGCGCTCAAAGGTGTCATCGGCGGCCTGAAGGATGAGATAAAGGCATACGAGGCCGCCAAGAGACAGGCCGGCGAGACGCCCCTTGTGGCGCATGACCCGGCACCGAAGCTGAACCAGGTCAGAATGACCATGGCACAGATCGCCCGGGAGCTTCCCTCGCTGGCCATGGGGCCGCAGATGTTCTTCCTGGCTATATCCAACAACATCCCGATGTTTACGGACGCCGTGAGCAATGCCCGCAAGGAATACGAGCTCATGACGGCCGCAGGAAAGAAGGCGACCCCGGTATGGAAACAGGTGGCAGCTTCGCTATTCTCCCCGCAAACGGCACTGGCGGCGCTTATTACGCTGACGGTGGTATACGGTAAAGAAATAGGAGAATGGATAAAGGGGCTCTTTGGCGGGAAAAACGCCATGGATGAACTGCGTGAATCCATGCGGGAAACCTATGAGGTGGAAAAAGAGGCGAATGCCACATTCGTGAAAAGCCGGTTTGAGATGGACAGGGTAATCAAGTCCGTAAAGGAGTTCAAGGGAAGCAAGGAGGAGGAACGCAAAAAGGTAACCGAACTCAACCGTACATACGGCGAAACGTTCGGCTACTACCAGACATTGAGCGAATGGTACGATACGCTTATGAAAAAGAGTTCCGACTATATCGAGGTGCTCGTACTGGAACAGAAAGCCCGGAAATGGCTTGACAAGGCCGTAGAGGAGAGCGATAAGGCCGACAAGCTGAAAGCGGAAGGTGCGGAATCCCACCGTCCATGGTTCGGTGCCGGCGGTAAAATCCACAAGTTCTTCGGCGGAGGTTCCACCGACCAGTTCGGTAGCGACCCTGCTTCCGTAGCTTACAACAAAAAGCTCAAGGACATCTATGATGCGGAAGAGGATGCCCTCAAACGTGCGGAAGAGTTTCAGGATAAAGCCGCCCGTATCAAGGAGGGAACAAATATCAATACCGTGGTTTCCGGTTCGGTGGAAGAATTGGAAAACAGCATAGCGGAGAAACGCAAGGCGCTGAAGAAACTCACAAACAAGGAGGATTATGAGGCGGCCATGAAAGTAATAGAAGCCGAGGAGAAAAAGCTGGAAACCATTACGGGAAAGAAAAACAAGGACGGTGGCAGGAATGCTTCCGACTATCAGGATGCTCTTTCCGATGCTCGCCTGCGTGCACAACGTAAGCTGGAGGATGCCCGTATCGCCCTGATGGCGGAAGGCAGCGCCAAACGCAAGGCACTGCTCCGTCAGGAATACGAGCAGACACTTGCCGCCATCGACAAGGAAGAACGGGAGCTGCTCTCCAGGCTGGAGAAATCGAAAAAGGCCGGCAATCCGGTAGCCCCCGGGGAGGCTGACCGGATAAGGCAGGACGCTTCCTCACAGCGTGTGGTTGCCGGCGTGCAGTATATGCAGGATGTCTACGACGAGGAGAAGCAGTTCCGGGAAAAGGACCGGCAGGCGTGGATAGACTACAACAGGGAGTACGGCAGCTACCTGGAGAAACGGCTGGCAATCACACAGGATTATGCCCTGAAGATTGCCGCAGCTGAAACCGAAGGTGAAAAGGCCATGCTGAAAAGACGGCGCGAGGACGAACTGAAAGAGCTTGATTTCGGTGAGTTCAAGAAGACCGTCAACCTCGCCGACGTATTCGGCAATCTGGATGCCCAAAGTACGGAGGCGCTCTCCGCACTTCGCGACAAGCTGAAGGAATACATCAGCGGGTCGGCCAAAGAATTACGCCCCTCGGACTTGAAGCAGCTGCAGGACGCACTGACGAATATCGACCTGAAGCTTGCCGACCGCAAGCCCTTCCGGGAACTGAAACGGTCTATGGATGAATACGCCAACGCCCAGGGAACTGTCCAAAAGGCGCAGGAGGATCTGAACACCGTCATGGCGGGCGGAAAGGTTATCACCGGTCTGTACAGGGATGAGACGGGCAAGCTCGTCACCGGACTGCTTACCCAGGAGCAGGCAGAGAAGAAACTGACTGAGGCCCAGGAAAACCGCCGCAGGAAACGTACGGCAATGGCTCAGAGCCTGCAGGGGGTTGCGGGCGAAATGTCATCCTACGGACAGGCGGCCGATGATGTCGTCAGTATGCTGGAAGGGTTCGGAGTGTCGGTGGACGAGAATGCCAAGCGGGTGATAGAGGGTTTCAATACCATGTCGGAAGGTATCAGCCAATTTGCGAACTCCATGCTTTCGGGTGACATCGGTGGCATGATAAGCGGCGTGGTGAATACAGCCGGCGGTTTTGTTAAGACATTGGGCAGCCTTTTCGGTACGGATTGGGGCGGCCAGCGTTCCGAAAGACGTTACCAGCAGGCAAAGGAGCGTTATGAAAGCTATATGGCGGTGCTTGACAAAGTCATCGCCAAACAAAAGGAACTGGTGGCATCCATGGAGACCGATACGCTGGCGAATGCCAATAATTCCTACAAGAAAGCCGGCGAGCTCCTGCAACAACAGGGAGAATATGCCCGCGAAATGGGAAAGGCTTACCTGAATGCCGGGGCGAGCAAGGGGTTTCTCGGCATCGGTTCCAAAGCTTCCCATGGAACGAAACAGCGGGAAAGCATATCCTCCACAGCCTGGAACCAGGCGCGCCAGGTATTGGGAAATGACTTTTACAAGGTATCCGACGGCCGTATGACCGGCCTCTTTGACCTGAGTTACGAGAAGCTGGTAAAGCTGCGTGATGAAGCCACCGGCTTCTGGAGCGAACTGCATGAGGATACACGCAAATATCTGGAACAGGTCATCGAGAGTGAGGAGGCATGGCAGGAGGTGCAGGAGACGCGCAAGGAAGCCATGACGGGCATCTCCTTCGAGAGCGTGCGCAGCAGCTTTCTGGACATGCTCATGGATATGGACAGCAGTACGGCGGACTTTGCCGACAACTTCGAGAAGTACATGCAGAGGGCCATGCTGAACAGCATGCTTTCGGAAAGCTACAATGAACGCCTTAGGAAGTGGTACGACTCGTTTGCCGAAGCCATGGAGGAGAAGACGGAATGGCGGACGGGCCAGGGCAGACGCGGACGTAACAGGTATAAAGTTACCACCGAAGCCGCGGGCGTGCTGAGCCAGACGGAACATGACATGCTGAAGGATTCCTGGGATTCGATAGTGAATGATGCGCTGGCTGAACGTGACGCGATGAAGGAGATATTCGGCTGGCAGGGTGATCCGGCAAGCTCACAGTCCGGACGCAGCGGAGCCTTCACTACCATGACACAGGAACAGGGCACACTTCTGGAGGGGCTGTTTACTTCCTTGCAGGATCATGCCAGCGGCATGCACAAACTTCTGGAAGAGCTCGCCAAATCAAGGAAGGAAGACCACGACCTGCTCGTCAGCATTACTGAGAATACAGCCTACTGCCGGTATCTGGAAAGTATCAACGAGATTATGGAATATTTTAGAAACAATGGAATAGAAGTGTCATGATGTACGACCTGACAGGATATATGGTGATTAACGGCAAGGATGCCTGGACGGAGTATTCGGCCTTCCTCTGCGAGGACAGACCGGAAGACAGCACGAACGTGACCGAACTGCTCAAACCGCCCGAGATGAAGGAATATACGGCTGTGGATTTCAGGGAGCGTAACGGTGAGGAATTGCCGCAGCAGCTCCCGCTTCCACGCTGCAAGCCCCGCGACCTTACACTGTATCTGGCTGTATACGCCCCTTCACTTTCCGGATGTGAGGCAAGGCGGCTTGCCCTGATGCAGGCGCTCATACAAGGCTGGGTAACCCTCCGGGTAAAAGGGATATCCATAGAATACAGGCTTTACTACAAGTCCGCCACACCGGCCGATATCCTGACCGATGCTTTTGACGGAAGTACCGTAGCCAGATGGAAAATGAAGTTCAGGGAACCGAAACCGGAACCCTTTTAAATGATGTTTAAAGACTGCTCGAATGGAACTCAAAATCTATAATCAATCCGGCGGACTGAAGCTGACGGTCCCGGTCACTTCGTCCTCAACATGGAACCTTGAGCTGATGAGTGAGAATGCGCTCTCGCTCTCCTTTACGGTTCCGGCCTGTGTGCCACTGCAGGTGAATGACTACATAACACTGGAGGGTGTGAGGTTCAGTGTGAAGAAAGAGTACAAGCCCAGGAAAAAGAACAGCCAGGAATACCGCTATTCCGTGAAATTCTATGCTCCCATACATGACGCCCAGCAAGTGATATACCTCCACCTGACTGACGGTCAGTATGAGCCGCAGTTCAGCCTTGACGGCAGTCCCCGGGAGCACCTGCAGAAATGGGTGGACAACATGAACCGTATTTACGGTGAGGAGCGCTGGCGTATCGGCGACGTGATAGATGCACCGGACGGAAATATAGAGTATAACAATACCACCTGCTGGGACGCACTGGCATCCATGGCCGAGACCTTTTCGACCGAATGGTGGTCGGACGGCTTCTATATCAACCTGTGCTGTTGTGAGCGCGGGGAACGTGTGGAACTGGGATACATGCAGGGCCTTGTCTCGCTTACACAAACGGAGAATAGCGATGACGTAAAATTCTTCACCCGGCTTATTCCGCTGGGAAGTACCAGGAATATAGACCGAAGCCGCTACGGTTTCTCCCGTCTGCAACTGCCGGACCGTGCCAGGTACGTGGACCGTAATACAGGCTACGGGCTTTACGAGCATGTGGAAGAGGATGCCTTTGCGGGTATCTTTCCTCATTATACGGGGACTATATCCTCCGTACGTTCACAGGAAAGGACCGGGAATGACGGCAAACCCTTTACAGTCTATTATTTCAAGGACGAAGGTATGGAGTTTGACCCATGTGATTATGAGATTGCGGGGCTTGTCAAACAATTGTCTTTCCAGAGCGGTGAGCTGAACGGGCGTGATTTCGAGGCAAACTATCATTCGGAAAGCAAGGAATGGGAAATCATCAATACCTACCCGGATGAAGATACGCAATTGCCCGGGGGAAACCTTATACCGCATGCTGGTGACAAATATATCCCCTGGAATTTCCGTATGCCCGAAGCTTACGAAAAACAGGCCGAGCAGGATTACAAGGCGGCCGTTGATGACTTTCTCTCGTCATACAGCGAAGACACCACCAAGTACGGCGGCGATACCGATTACACCTATATTGAGAAGCACTCCATCCCTCTGCGGCTGGGACAGTCGGTAAGGCTGCTCAGCGAAGAGTATTTCCCCGGCAGCGGTTACCGGGATACACGCATGACAAAGGTTACACGCAAACTGGAAAACCTTTCCATGGCGGCCGTTGAATGCACGAACCGAGTCGGCAAGGGCTGGAAACGCAGCCTGGAAAGTAACCTGAACGGATTGCAGTACGTTGTCGGCGGGCTACTGGACCGCTCGGTTATCGAGGTGCTTAAATCATGGGACAACCGTGAGGCCAGCGAATACAACGTGTTTTCAGCCTTACGGGCGATAAAGGAGATAACCCGGCGTGCCATCAGCAAGATCGGTCCGGATAGGACCTCCTTTCTTGTTTCCTTTCTGGCAGGCGCAGTATTCGGTAAGGAAGGGTTCGCTTCCGGACTGGCCGGATTTGGCGCCAAGATAGATGAGAACGGCAACGGTGAAATGCGGGGCTTGCGGCTTTGGGAATGGCTTGAGGTACCGGAACTCAGACGTAACCGTGTGGAAGTGTATGCCGGCATCAAATGGCGCACTCCGGGTGTCGGCATTGTAGAGAGTGTGACGGCGGATACGGACAATGAGGGAAATCCGCTTTCCACCGGCACCGTGCATCTCAAGTTGGAAGCCGGGGAAATGGGAGCGGTTGCGGCGGACGATATAAGCATGGGAATCATCCATTTCGAGGATGAGACGATGAATGCCACCGAGGATTCGGACGATAGTAAGGGTAATTTCCGTTTTGCCGGTTTCGGAACGGCATACTTCCGTATTACCGGAGTCTCAGGTGAGGATAACGGCACATTCCGTTATTCCCTGCGTCCGGGAACAACGCTGCATCCGCAGAAGTACATGCATTTCTCATGTTATGGCAATTTCACCAACCCCGACCGTCAGACATCCGTATATGAGACACGCACCTACAGCCGCATGCTCCGCAACCAGAATACCTGGGAAATATCGGCCGCCAACATCGCAATGCAGTCGGGCGACCTCTCAAACCTGAACGTACACGGTCTGGATATGACGGGATACTCCATGTACCTGAACAGCGTGTACTTTACCGGTACGGTACGGCAGCTGAAACCTGACGGTACGCCGGTATATACGGCCAATGACCGTGGAGAGTGGGCATCCGGTGAAAATTATGCCTTTTATGACCGGGTTTCCCATGATGGCGGCATTTGGCTGTGTGTAAGCGAGAGCGGCAGTGCATCTGAACCTGCAGAAGGAAATTCGGACTGGTTGCTACAAGTGAAACCGGGAACGGACGGAACTGATGGCAAGAACGGTCAGGATGGCGCTCCGGGAAGGGACGGTCAGGACGGTGCTCCTGGTAAGGACGGAGCGGATGGTGCACCGGGACAGGATGGCATTTCGGTCAGTAACCACGGCAGATGGCATACCGGCCTTAAGACACCTTACCTCGGACTGGTGAAAATGGGTGGAAAGGTGTTTTTATGCAAGGTTAGAAACGGAACGTCAAATCCACCCATGTGGACGGTTACCACCAAGGACGGAAGACGTATACTCCAGACGCAAGACGGTGGAAAGACCTATGGCTACATACTGACCGGCGAGTACAACTCCGAAGAGTACGACATGGTGGTGGAAAACGGGGAGAACGGCCTGCAGGGATGTATACTCCGCAAGGCTGAATGGGTGTCCGGAGTAGAGTGGCGTAACGATGAGTCACTGGCTGGCGGTACACGGTACGTCGATGTGGCACTGGTCAGGGATAACGGTACGGAGACTGGTTGGCGGGCATACAAGTGCCGGGTGACGCATATAAGTAGCGGGGGAAATGCGCCGGGAAACAGTACGTATTGGGAAGAGTTCGGACTTAATACGGCAGCCATATTCACATCGCTTATTGTTGCTAAAAATGCGATGATAGAATTCATGCAGGGGAACGAACTTCGTATTAGAAAGGATGACGGGACGGTGACTGCCGGCCTTAGCGGTTCCCAATCCGGTGAAAAGATACGGATGTGGGCAGGTAGTTCTACTCCTGATGATGCCCCCTTCCGGGTTACTGAAGACGGAAAAGTACATGCAGAAAATGCGGAAATAACCGGAGAAGTCAATGCGACAGGCGGTACTTTTAAAAATATCAAGTCGCCCAATAACTCCTTTGTTATTAAAGAAAACGGGGACATAGAAATAACCGGCAAGGTATCCACCTCTATGAACGGAAAGCGTATTGTGATTGATTCAGCTACGAACAGTCTTAGAATGTACGGCTTCGATAATCTGTTGGCGGGAACTATAGATTTCATCGGTGAAGGTGGTAGTACATATCCCCGTATGAAATTAATCGAGTATGTTTCCGGAAATCCAAGATATACTGTTTTAATAAGACCTCAGCTAATAAATGTATCAGAGAATGATGGCAATGACTTTTATGATGTCATGATAAATACAAATGGAATAAGCTTTTTAAAAAATAATGTGGTAACTAAATCTTATCCTAATAAATAAATGCTATGAGAGTATTTTATAAAAGTAAATTAGCAAAGTGGATGTTGTGGCAGGGCTACAGCACCATTACTTTAGGCTGTTTCGTCTTTACCAAGAAAAGCAAGGCGGAAATGAAAACACGCGTTCTTAACCATGAAGCTATTCATGTAAGACAGTGGGAGGAATGCATGATTGCTTCGATGGTTCTGTTGACGCTTGTCATGTCCGTTACCGGGTTCAACGTATGGATGTATTTGTTGTGTCCGTTGTGGTTCTATTTGCAATATGGACTGGAATATGCCGTTTCTCGTGTTAACCATTCTTTCAAAGGTATACATGGAGCGGATGGGAATAAAATATCGTATGGAAATTCAGCGTTCGAGATGGAGGCAAAATCCAATGAAGAGATAGACCGTTATCTGGATGTTAGGAGACCTTTTGAATTCGCGAGATACTACGGAAAAATATGATTTTTAATTTACAAAAACGAGATAATAGTTAATTGTTAAATTGGGCTGATTTTTGTAGTAGAAATGACGCCCCTAAAATGTACAAGATATGGGTAAAGATATAAAAATCAATGAAGCGCAACAAGTGAAGGATGCTGCATACGTAACAGTGGTATTAACAGATGGGAGTCTTGGGAAAATCGCCAAAAATGATTTGATAGAATTATTCAAAACATCAATAGGCTTCAATACAGTTTTACAAGACAAAGGTGAAGCTAAAGATGATTTGAACACGTACAAAAGTACTGGGTATTATGATATATATTATGTTTCTAACAAAAATGCCAACTTTCCGCCTTATATCAATTATGGCGGATTAATAGTAATATCGTGTAATCAAGGCCGATGGGTATTACAAATAGCTTATAGCGTTCAAGACAATCAGATACGAACGCGAAGCTGTAATGATTTGGGAGCTTGGCAAGCTTGGCATGAGCGCTAACTTTTATCTAATATATCTTCTGCCCCTAAAATGTACAAGATATGGCAGAGGATATTAAGGAAAATGAAATGCAGAATGGAAAACCAGCCAGATTGAGAGGCATAGATGCAGATGGGAACAGCATAACACCAACAATGGAAGAAGTGACCGATGCACTACCGGGAGAACAAAAGTACGACAGAGGAGTGTATTACTCACTGCCTAAGTCCATTGTATCTGTCCATAAACCAACTGGAGGCAATGAAATTAAGACCATAACGTTATTAAAAATAGGAGACTATAACACGTCCCATTTTAATTTCTTTGAGATTTTTACTATTCCATTTTATTCGAATAACCATTGCTTACCCGGCTGGTGCAAGGTTCATTATGCGCCCGCTGGTACACTCCAAAGTGATGTTGCTCATTCTGAATGCGGATGTTTCTCTAATTTAAGGCAGATAAGCTATAAAGGGAACGTTTATTTGGCTATTGATATACTGGTGAATCAGTATGGTTCTGCGTATATTGCTCTGACCGGTTATCATGAAGATACATCACAGATAATGGATGTTACCGGAGATTTTACAGAACTTCAATAAGATGAACATACAATGAGGAAACTGCAAAATCCTCATTGTATGCCAGTATTTCCATTAAGATGTAAAAGATATTTTCTTCCAATCACTCCAAAAGTCCCAAAGTTGTCTGATATACAAATTTTGTGGCCATGCTTCAGCGCACATTTGAAATCCCACAGAATCGGTGATTATTGTAAGAATACAGCCATATGCAGCTGGATAATTGTATTCTTTGTAATTTTCCTGATGATAACGGCAAAAACCATTAGGCAGATTATCAGCATTTACATTATCGTTGTCAGATATAAGTCCGGAAAGGTTTTTTAAATCAGAGGTGTCCATAAGGCCTTTATACTCATGAGTAGCCGTGGGCATATTTATTCTTATTAGGTCCACCAAGTCTGCTTTGGCTATTTTTCCAAGAGTTCCATCTTCCAATATCACTGTTATATATGCAGCATCATTTGCTTGTTGAACTTCATTAATTTTTATATCTTCACCCATACCTAATATATTTTAGGGGCAAAGAATATGGTTAAGACGTGAGGAACCTTTTCAATCAATACAATTGGTAATTTATATTTTCTTCCAGTCACTCCAATAATTACTGAACCATCTATACCAACGGTTGTTAGTATATGGTTCGACGCATAGCTGATAATAAAAACCAGGTGAGGTTAATTTAAATAAGAAAGCTAATTTATAATCAGTAAGCGGTGGAGCATTTTTAGTATCTTCATTTATCCAATATAGACCATTATTCTCATAAGTGCCAAGACTATTGCAATCGTCAATAATTTCTGTATTATTCTGTAGGAATGATTCTTTAATTTCTGTCCTTATTAAATTTGCAAGAACGCTCTTTTTTATCTTTGCTTGGCTGCCATCTGCCAATTCTACATAAATATATTCATAATCCTCTACTTCTTGAAATGCGTTCATTTTAATATCCTCTACCATACCTAATACATTTTAGGGGCAAAGAATATGGTCTGTCAAGGGTAGTAGGGGCTAAACAAACTTTATGATAAAGAAATTTGTCTCCATTCGCTCCATTCTCCCCAACAATCTCTGATAAAATAACAGTGATGCCAATCATGCAATAATTGGATAACAAAACCATTATTAAAGACTACAAGATTATAATTAGTCAAACCTTCAGGAGCATCCTTACGATAAATTTTGTCATCAATATAGTAATAGCCGTTTTGAGTAAGGTCAGATAGCTTACAATCGACTTGATAATAATTATAATGTTTGGGAGTTACCGGAGAAGCCAGTCCTTTCTGTTCCGAATTTGATTCCGGCATATTTTCTCTTATCAGTTCAATTAAATCGTTCCGTGGAATTTTACCTAAACTACCATCTTCCAGTAACACTGTTATGTATGCAGCATCATTTACTTGTTGAACTTCATTGATTTTTATATCTTCACCCATATCTTATACATTTTAGGGGCAGAAGAAATGAAATAGAAAAACGGTTCCTAATATTTATAACAGTTTAAGTAAAAGATATTTGTTTCCAGTCAGACCAAAAACGAGTTTTGAAACGATAAAAAACAGCACCATTATATGTGAAATAGAGTTGTTTGGAACAATTTATATCCCAATGTAAATGGAAAAGGATACAACCTTGTGTTTGTCCTGATTCGGATGGAACGTTTTCGCATTTATCGCCAATAGAATATATTCCACTTGTCTCTATTTTATCCAAATCTGAAATCGAACTACTGTAAATTACAGCACCTATTAAACAAGCTAATTCGTTCTTATTTATCTTTACTTGACTTCCATCTACGAGTTCACCATATATATATTCCGCATTTGTAACTTGCGGGAAGACGTTCATTTTAATATCCTCTGCCATATTCTTACATTTTAGGGGCGTCTGATATAAGTTTTGTAGCACAAAATTCAATTCTTACCTTCACACCAAAAATGATTTACGCTTACATCAGAGTATCAACAGACAAACAAACTGTCGAAAATCAACGATTCGAGATTGAGAAATTTGCTCGTATCAGAGAGCTAAATATTGATAAGTGGATATCCGAAACGGTATCAGGAACAAAATCTGCCAAAAAGCGAAAACTCGGTTCCCTTATTAAAAAGTTAAAGAAGGGAGATACATTAATAGCTTCGGAAATCAGCCGTCTGGGTCGTCGATTAATGGAAGTTATGAGCATCCTGAATACTCTTATGCAAAAAAATATAACAGTGTTTACGGTGAAGGAAAAATATGAATTGGGCAATAATATTCAATCACAAATTCTTGCGTTCGCCTTTGGATTATCTGCACAAATTGAACGTGATTTGATAAGCCAGCGTACAAAAGAAGGACTTGCTCGACGTGTAGCTGAAGGGCAGAAATTGGGACGTTGTAAAGGGGGACATAATTCACATTACAAGCTCACCGGAAAAGAATCTCTTATAAAAACAATGCTTGAGTATGGATATAGCAAAGCAGCTATCTGTAGGAAACTGAAATGCAATCCCAAGACATTGGATGACCATTTAAATAGAATGGAAAAATGCGAATAATAGAGTATATATCCCCTAAGATTCATACAAAGATAAAAATTCTGAATGATTGGAGGAACTTTTAAGTTCCTTTTGAGAGCCGTTTAAATAGAGTTGGAAAATGAATAAAAAATCACAATTTGTTTTGTGTTAATTGGTGTAAAAGACTCACAAAGTGATTTGGAAAAGCATTACAAAACGTTTTGCGGTTTATACATTTCATGAAATACAATGAAATATAGTGAACTAAAATGAAACAAATATAGAACCGCGTTTGTTCGTATAAATCATTGATAATTACATAATATGCTGATAATAAGAAAAAAGGGGTTACATTTCTGTAATCCCTTGCTGTGATTCGCTTGGGATTGTATTATAAAACTTATATCTTTGATTATCAAATAGTTATTTTATGTTTTTATTTAATGGTATCACATTAGTATCCTTTTTATGGCTATAATCTTTTCTTCGTACCTCCAAGAATCATCTATCATATTTCCTTTTCCAGAGCATAGCCATTTAACATTAAGCATAGGGAAAGCATCTGATATACGTGCTATCAAATCGCTTCCTATTGTTCCTTTACTTTTTCCTTTTTTGTCCGAGTTGCTGATGTATCCGTTTCCTAATCCGCAATAAGCTTCAAAGGAGCTATATCCCTTTATTACCTTTAATTCCGTTTTTGCGTATTCGATAAATATCTTTAGTCGGTCTATTGCTCTTTCCTCTTGTGTTTCCTTTTTCTTCATTTAACAAGTCTTGATTTAGACTACGCAAATCAAATGTATTAGTCATAGTATGTTCCTTTTTACAGGGAATGATTTGCATGCCGTATAAAATGTGTAAAATTTCTAATTCTTCAACTAAGATGCTATCTACAGCAGTGGTGAGTCTTTCTTTTAGATTTTTCATTTTTTGTTACTCAGGCTTTTTTTTGATAACATCTATCTTTTGTTTATTGTTTAAGCGGGAGATTGCATCTTTAATGCTTTTTTAAGTTCTTCTATTTCTGAAAGCTGTCTTTTTATTATTTTTTTTAGGACTTTTATGGTATCTCGGTCTTCTTCTAGTTGTGTTACTGCTATCTCTAAATCTTTTTTAATGTCATCTTGCTCCTTGTCTGAAATAATGTTAACTTTTGAACTTTCAACTTGTAAGCTTTCTTCAAAGAACATGCTTCCTCTTCCTGTCAATATATATCCAGAGTTTATATTATTGTAATGTGAGCATACATAGCTTACAACATCTATTTGTATGCTATTTCTTCCATTCCTTGCATTGGAAAGTTTTTGTTTGGTCAAATCTGGAATCTCTTTACATAAAGAGGCTCCGCTTATACCGACTTTGTCAAGTACTTCAAAAAACCTTTTTGTGACATCATCCATAATTTTTCACTTTTTATTTTGTAGTACATAAAATATGTACTATATTTGTCGCCGTAACAAGTAGCAGTTGTTCAATTGACATTGTTTATACTTACCCCTTTCGGGCTAATTATATGAGATGAATCCTGTGATAGCTGCTACCTATTACGGGATTCATTCTTTATATAAAATACAATCGGTCAATGGACATACTTAATATACCAATAGATATAATCAAAAGATACAAGGCAAGCAAGGCTGAAAAAGAATTGCTTGCCTTTGCTATTGGTATCAAGTGTCTGTATTCAAATTCTGTACTTACCGATGTAACCCCTTATAAAGTGATGAAACTGTTTCATGTTTCTCACGATAAAGCCAAACGCCTTATTAACGGAGCGTTAAACGACAGTTTTCTGTTTTCCGTAAAAGGAGGCAGCTTTCTTGCAAACACTTTTAAAAGCAAGGAAATCAAAAGGTCAATAGGGCGTACGCCTTTTAATTACACCTCTGATTATTGCTATAAACTGAATAAGAAGGAATATTCAATTCGCATGCTTGTGCATGAGCTGAACTGTATTATGCTTCTTTGTGCAGTCAATTCTATTGATAGAGACAACTTTCCGCAGAGTAACGGGAAACCGAAACAAAAACGTTGTGCCCTTACCAAGGATTTGACTTTGCGCAAACTTGGAAATATATCCGGTTCGAGCAAAAGTACCGCACACAGACTGATGAATGAAATGTTCCGAAACGGAGTAATCTCCAAGACAAGGGCGCACGGGGAAATGGTTATCCATACCGTGAATGCCAACACCGTTGAAGAGTGGCGCAAAAGAACGGGAAGGAAACATTTTATCTATAACCCCAAAGACGGAAGCGGATGGATTGTCATTCCTTGTTCTTACTCTATATGCGACAGAGGGACTACCGAGAAATATAAGCACGTTATTTATAATCACAAGAAGCGTGTAGAATCATCAAATCTCAAAGTGTCCAAGCATCCTGTTTATGAAAATCCGTTTGATAATCCCATTAACGCTGCTTATTTATGATATTTCTATTTTGGGAACATATATTATTTACAGAGAGAATGGGATTATACAGCGTATATAAACACATACGTGCGTGATAATTTAATATATAAAATACCAAGACAATGAGTAAATATATAGCATATACAGACGGAGGATGTCAAAACACATCAGTGTATGGAGAGGGAGGTTCAGCCTATCTGATAATCCATAGGGGAGAAGTTGTAAAAACCGCTTCAAAGGGCTTTCTTTATACGACCAATAACCGTATGGAAATGCTTGCTATCATAAGCGCTGTTTGTTCCGTCCCCGAAGATTCTGACCCAACCGTGTATTCAGACAGCAAATATGCAATCAACGTCTTTTCTGGTATTTGGAAGCCGAAGAAAAACAGAGATTTGATAATCAAATACAACGAACGGGTAAAGACACTTAGCTCTGTATGTTTTCGCTGGGTAAAAGGACATAATGGAGACAAATACAATGAAATGGTTGACTCCATGTGTACAAACTCCATGAATGATATAGTCCGATTACACAACCTTCCAAATGACAGGTTTAAAAAAGTGAAAGTACAGCTATCCTTTAAATTCGAATAATAACCGATTGTACAACATTTCAAAGACCAATTTTTAGACATGTTTTTATGTCTTGGCTAAACATGTTTTACAACATACATATTTTCTGTACTTTCTCTTTTGAGTACAAAATAAATGTACTATCTTTACAATGTTCTTAGAACGAAAGAACGACAGCAACAAGGCATAAAAAACAGAAGCAACTATAAAAGCCGCTTATCTTTTGTTTTTACATCGGCGAATATAGTGTATTTTCTATATAAAAGCAAATAAAATGAGAAAATTTATATAATAAATGATATGAAAATAACAAGAGAAGATATTTTGAAGATTAAACCAGGGACTTCGCTTACTGTACGTCTAAGTGATTACAGAGCTTGCGATTCAGCGAGAGCTGTTGCTTATAGAGCCGCTTTAGCAGACCCAAGACCGGATGTAGAGAGATATAAGGTGTCTATTAATACGAAAACATGGGAAATTACAATTACAGCCGTTAAAAAGTTATGACTCGCACAGAAGCAAGAATATTAGCAGAAGAACTGTACAAACTTATGCGCAAGGACGTGAAAAGGATTGTAGAGGAAACAGTGATTGAATGTTCGGATGAATGGGTTGGGGTAGGAGAGGCTGCTAATATTCTTGGGTGCAGTGTTGGTACTTTGTATAACAATATATCTAATATTCCTCATACAAAAAACGGTAGACTTCTTCGATTTAAGAAATCGGCATTGATTAAATATTTGGAAAGATGAAACCCTATAGCTTAAACAGAATCACTTCTCTTCTTCTTCGGATTGCTCTAATAATAGCAATAATGGCGGGATGTATATACAGCAGCCGTGTAGAATACAACGATGATGTATTATCTGGCATGAGTTCCGATAAGTATGACTTCATCAGAAGCCGGATAAACGACAGCTCACGGTCGGCGGTAGTATCCGAATATATGAACAACAAGCAGTATTACGACAGCCTTGACTATTAAAACCGCGTTGTGTGAACAACGCTCCTTCCTCTTAGCTCAGCCAGGCAGAGCATCGCTATGGTTACTTGTTCGAAGGTTTAGTATCCGGTAATTTCCGGTTAGCGAAGGTCGCACGTTCGAGTCGTGCAGAGGGAGCAAAATACATAGTTCTTTGACGTATTGAATGTGAAATAAGGTTTAAGTATCTGATATTTAGACTTATTTCAATATAACCGAGGATTACGGATAGCGGAAACGCGGTGACTTCGTATAGGCTTGGTTATCGTGATTGTCTCTTCGCACCGAAATGTCCTACGGTAGAGAGTATGCGGTTTGGGCGCCCGTATCGCAAGAGACAAAGGTCATAAAGACAACATAAGCGTCCGATACAGTCTTAAATCGGTATAAAGTATGCGGTGGTAATGAAAGGCGCCCGTACACGCTTATTATCTATAATCCCGTGGCTCACCCTAAGGCGAGTGGTAAGGCTTAACATCGGAACGCTCACGGGAACAAAACTGTATTAATTGTAAAGTTCATAAAAATGATGGAAAAACAACTGTTAACGGGGGGGGCCGCCCTAATTACTCGCAGTAGGAAGGGGAGTGTGTTATGAGTGCGTTCAAGATAGGCGGAAGCGCCGTCGGGAGTGTCTGCGTGGGGAGTAAGGAGATAGACAAGGTGTATGTAGGGGCGCAGCTGGTGTATCAGAAGCATATCCCCGTCACCACGTGGGAGTATGTGTTCGGCATCGATGCGTCACGGTTCGACGCCCCCGCCGCGGGCGGCAGCCTGACGGTGAACATCACCTCCTACAAGAAGAAACTCGTCGACGGCGTGGAGACGGGCGATACCGAGACGGTGGGCGCAACGGTGAGTTACCACAGCGGCGCGGACTTCGCCACCATCGACCGCTCCGGGCTGCCCACCTACGTCGTCATCAGCTGTCCGGAGAACACGGGTGACGCACGCGAAGAGGTGGACGTGTTCAGCCAAGATGAGAGTGGGAAGACTGTACTTTGCACGGTGAGCCAAGAAAGGCAGCCTTTGAACAGCCCGGGAACTTACTACATCGAACTTGAGAACAAAGATCCGGACATTGGTTGGAATACTATGACATCCGAATACTATGCTTTTACTAAAGAATCTTATGGGTATTTGTTAGATATTCATGGTTTTACTTCTGGCTCCTACCACACAGGCGTTAACGGAAGCGGCACGGACCTTGACGGGATTCGATTAAGGTTTGATGAAAGCCAGCGGGTAATAGGAATCGATTATTATGATATTGAATTGACAAATCCATTAGAAGTTGAAAGTTTCCGTCCTGTTACGGGAGAGATTGGTTCTGATAAATTTGTAAATATATTCATTGACTGCACGATAGGTTCATGTATATACCATTGGCGTTTGAATGGCTATAAAGTTCATGACTAAAGCATATTCCTTGAGTGATGAAGAAAGGGAGTATATTCTATCGGAATACAGTAAGTATAATAAACCAACGGAGGCATAACCTTGCATTCGGAGTTAATTAGAGTATTTTTCAAATCCCGTCCACGTGCTGGTCGGGAAACACTGCGACATGGCGGAATGGTAGACGTAGCACTCTATGATAGGAATGTCAAACCTTAGATGTGCGGAGCTTGACAACTCGTCCCGGTTCGAGTCCGGGTGTCGCAACATCTTCACTACAGATGAAGTATTTGTTTAGTCGTAGCCGGGCGGTCTGTGAAGATAGTCCGGTTTTTATTTGAAACCCATTAATAACAATTATATGAAAACATTACAATTAAGTGAACAAAAAGCCCGTGAACTATATCGGAGCGGTTCAAAAGAACTAAAAACAGTATTGGAAGAATCCTTTGGAAAGGATTTCTTTTCACAAGACGTTACAGAAAGAGTGAAAACCTACCTTGATGCTTGTCACGAGTTGGGAAGGAAACCACTCGATGAGAAAAAGCTATTGGAGTTAGGCTTGACGGAACACGATATTGCTTATCAAAAGCTGGCTATCGTTACGGAAGCTCTAAATGGAGGTCAGAAACTTAATGTATGCGATGCTAACGTGAAACGCTGGTATCCGTGGTTCAAGCCTAATGGGTCTCCTTCCTCTTTCGCTTTCTACGTTTCGACTTTCGGTTATGTGTGTGCGTATGCGGGTTGCGGGTCTCGCCTTTGTTTGAAAAGCGAAAAGCTTTCCAATTATTGCGGGAAGCAATTCATTGATTTGTGGAAACAATTTATTCTATAACCCTATAAACTTACAATTATGACTTTAAATGTAGATAAAAAGAACGCTTTAAAGGCTTGGAGAGAAGCGAACAATAAAGGAAAGAAGATGCTTGAAAATCTATACGGCAAAGAAATATTTGCCAATCAAAACGTAATGGATAGAATCAAAACGTTTGAAGACGCAATGGAAGAAACAGGAAGAAAAGGTGTCCCTGATTTTTCAGATTTACCCAAAGACATGCGCAGGCATTTCATTGCGTTATATAAAATGGAAGTTATTACGGAAGCTCTGAATGAAGGCTGGAAAGCAGACTGGGATAACTCGGATGAGAACAAGTATTATCCCTATTTCATTATGTCTCCTTCCTCGTTCGCTTTCGTCGGTTCGAATTACGGTATTGCGTGTGCGCGTGCGGGTAGCGGGTCTCGCCTTTGTTATAAAACACGCGAACTTGCGGAATATTCGGCAAAACAATTTATTGACATTTGGAAAGACATCCAGATAGGATAAGCATACAAAGGTCGTCTGCCCTTGTCTCCTTCCTCTTTCGCTTTCAACGATTCGAATTACGATAATGCGTATGCGAATGCAGGTAGCAGGTCTCACCTATGTTGTAAAACTTCAAAGGGCAGAAACCTCACCTCTTGGTGGAAAACAACAATTCAAACGGTGTTGGTAGGTTTAACCCGAAAACTCTTATTAGAAAACAAAGGCTATGAAACGCTTTGGGAATTTATATCATCGCATCTATGATATAGATAATCTTTATCTTGCTTATTCTAAAGCTAAAAAGGGCAAAGGAAAAACGCATGGAGTTATTCAGTTTGAGAAAGATTTGGATAACAACATACTTTCCTTGCACAAAGAATTGTCGGAAAGAAGCTATATCACTTCTCAATACACGACTTTCATTATACATGACCCAAAGGAGCGTGAGATATACAGGCTACCATTTCGTGACCGTGTTGTGCATCACGCTATAATGAACATCCTTGAAGATATATGGACACCGATTTTCATTTCACACACTTATTCCTGTATCAAAGGAAAAGGCATTCATGGAGTGATTAAACATTTGAAGAAAGACCTGAAAGATGCTGATGGAACAAAATATTGTCTGAAAATGGATATTCGCAAATATTATCCGTCAATAGACCACTCCATACTGAAACGTATCATACGTAAGAAAATAAAAGACATAAAGGTGCTTGCCCTTCTGGATGGTATTATAGATTCAGCACCGGGTGTTCCTATCGGTAACTATCTTTCCCAATTCTTTGCGAATCTATATCTTTCTTATTTCGACCATTGGATTAAGGAAGAAAAGCGAATGCCATATTATTACAGATATGCCGATGACATGGTGATACTTTCCAGCAGCAAGAAAGAGTTACACAGTATTCTTCTTGAAATCAACTCATATCTTAATGAGAAACTGCACCTGCAATTAAAGGGCAACTATCAGTTTTTTCCGGTAGATAGCAGGGGAATAGATTTCGTGGGATACGTATTTTTTCATACGCATACATTGATGCGGAAATCCATAAAGAAAAACTTTTGCCGTAAAGTATCTGCATTAAACAAAAAGAATATAACCCCGCATGATTACAAAATGGCAATCTGTTCATGGCTGGGTTGGGCGAAGCATTGTAATTCTAAGCACCTTATTAAAAAGATTATTAAGAATGAAAAGATTCAGTGAATTAGGAATTGAAATTGATGCAGACCGACATATATTTCCAGTTCCGCAGGTTTCAATAACCGATATTCTTAACTGTGAAATTGAAATACTTGATTTTGAATCGGGTGTAAAAACACAGCATGGTTCAGACAGATATGTAGTAAAAATAAAACATGAAGGTACGGAATGCAAGTTCTTTACAAACTCCACTCTTATTAAAGAAACCCTAAGCAAGATTTCCAAAAAAGACTTTCCGTTCATTACAGCTATCAGAGTGAAGAAGTTGGGAGTTGGGAACAGCAAGATGTACTATTTTACTTAACCAAATTCAGCCGCAGAAAAGGTCAGAGCTATTACCGTACTAAAAGCCGTGAGAGAAGCGAAGTGCGCACCGCTTTCCTTTAACCTTGTACGGGCGGTTTAAAAACACAATACAATGGAAAATGAACTTGAAGAACTGTACAAGGAGCTGAACGAAGTCAAAGCTTGCGATTTGGACTATCTTCCCAAGTATGGGTATTCTTCAAAAGAAGAAATCATTCAGCTTATAGAGGAAGACATTGAGGAGTTGCGCGCAGAACTTGAATGTAATCAATATGATTATACACCTGACGAACTCGAAGACGAAAGGATGTTTCTTTGCGTTAGTCAAGGGATGCCAAGACATTGTTAAATTATCAACATTATGGAGAACAACTTAGATTTATACAACCGCGTCAGAAAAGTCCCCCAAGAAGCTATAAAAAGTATTGCTGCGGGAAGATTGAAAGGTATGTCTGATATAAACCCTATGTGGCGCATAAAAAGGCTTACCGAAGAATTTGGAGTGTGTGGTTTCGGATGGAAATATGAAATCATCCGAATGTGGAACGAAAATGGTGGCAATGGAGTAATATCCAGTTTTGTTCACATAAACCTATTTGTAAAAATGAACGGGGAATGGAGCGAGGCTATACAAGGCATCGGCGGTTCTTCATTTGTGACAAATGAGAAAAACGGTCTCTATACATCGGATGAATGTTTCAAAATGGCCTTAACGGATGCCATATCAGTGGCTTGCAAAGCATTAGGAATGGGGGCTGATGTTTATTGGGATAAAGATTCGACAAAATACAGCCAAACAAGCATGCAAGCGGCACCTGTTACAGACAATCGAAAGTTACTAAACAAAGAACAGTTTAACGACGAGAAGCTGATGGAGTGGATATATAAATATTTGACTAAAGCCAAAAATGAAGGCAAACGCCTTTCTCTCGTAAACCTTGTAAATGAAAGTTACAAGGTTGCCCAAGAAGATATAAGTATCATATCTGCCAATTACGAACAATACAGAATTAATAATAACCTACCATGAGTAAAGAATTATCAATTAGCAAAATTCCGGCTACAAAATCAGAACAGGAACAATTAGCTTCCCTTTTTATCCAAAAAGTACTTGATGGAGAAATCAGTGCCATAGAAGCCGTTATTCAAATGAAAAGCATCGGTGAATCCATATCTCTTTTTTTGAAAAACAATGATATAAGAGAAGCAGTAATCAAGGAAACGGAAAAATACGGAAAAGGCGAAACACCGTCATACAAAGGAGCCGTTGTTCAAGTAAAAGAGACATCTGTGAAATATGATTTTGCAGGATGCAATGACATTGTTTGGGATAAACTGAACAAGGAAAAGAAAGAAGTGGATGAAAAGATAAAGCAACGTGAAAGCTTCCTTAAGCTTGTAAATACCAATAAAACGGAAATAGATGAAGAAACCGGTGAGATATATACAATATTTCCGCCTGCGCGTTCATCTACCACATCTTATGCTATTACATTCAAAAAACAATAGTTATGTATCGAATAAGTGTCACTTCCTTAGAAGCCTTTCGGCGTTTCAGAGACAAACATTCCATATGGGATACAGAAGAACGCCTTCTTAATGTTCTTGCGGGAATAAAAGAGCCTAACGCTTATGCGGCAATAGGCTCTTGTTTTCATAAGATAGTAGAAACAGGGAAAGCAACATATGTAGGAAGAGGAATATTCGAACAGGAGCAAGAAGGGGCTATTGTCAGGTTTAACAGTAAGGCCGTTGAAAATGCCATTTTTTACCGGAATAAATTTCCTGATGCCCAACATGAGGTACACGGCGGTAAAGACTACCATTCTTCACATTTTGATATACATGTACATGGTTATGCGGATTTAAAATATGCCAAAGTAATTCGGGATATTAAAACCAAGTACTCCACACCGCATACGGAAGATTATACAAAATCATGCCAGTGGACTTTTTATCTTGATATTTTTGATTGTTCCATTTTCTACTTTGATTTATTTCAGTTCGAGGGGTACAAACGTAACATGCTCACCGATGTGACATCTACAGGTTTTATCCTTTACGAACCTATTGAATGTATTCGAACAGATTTGTCTGAAAAATACAATCAAGGTATAGTGGAAGATTTCTGCAAGTATATACATACAAATAACCTATACCACTTGTTGAAAACGAAAGAAGAACTTTATCAACTTTAAAATATTGATTTTATGATTTTAACAGGAAGTATTTGTCTTAGTGACATTCCCCGCGAGCAAATGAAGAAAGTAATCTGCAAAGACGGGAAAGAGAAAATTTATTTAAATGTGGCGGTTATCGAACGCAAGGAACCTTCACAGTTTGGGCATACCCATTTTATTACTTGTGCCCCAAAACAAGAAGAACGCAAAGAAGGCATACAGTATATTTTTGGAGATTTCAAGGAATATAAGCCCGTTCAGAGCAGCCCCACACCGGAACAGATTGCGGAAGCTCCGGGATTATCCCCGCAAGATGATTTGCCATTCTAAAATATTATGCAATACGACCTATCCAATCCACTCCACAAAGAGCAGTTCAAAATACGATGTAACTATCTCTTCTCAAAGGGTTGCATTGTGGAACTGACGGAAAAGAAGCCTAAGAGGACAACGCAGCAGAACAAATACCTGCACACCCTTTTAGGCTTCTTCGCTTGTGAGACGGGGAACACGCTGGAATACGTAAAACAGAACTATTACAAAAAGTTAGTAAATCCTGCAATATTCACCCGTAAGATTAATGATAAGTTTTTGGGAGAAGTGGAAGTTTTACGTAGCTCCACTGATTTAGATACAGCGGAAATGACGACGAGCATTGAGTGTTTTCGTAATTGGGCGAGTGCTGAATGCGGCGTTTATCTTCCAAGTCCTGATGAAGAGAGGTTATTGCAATTAATGGAGATTGAAATAGACAGAAACAAAACGTTTATTTAAAATAGAAAATTATGCACACATGGTTTGAGTGTAAAATCCGTTATGAAAAAACAATGGAAAACGGAATGAACAAAAAAGTTACCGAACCTTATCTGGTAGATGCACTCAGTTT